AAGACATCTTTGATTCTTTTCTTATCATATTCAAGAAAAGAATGCAGTTTGATAGTTAGCAATCTAATAGATGACCATATGATGTCATCTTTATCTAGTCTCTTATCAAACTGATCAAAGAAACATATGAATCTGTTGAGAACAGACATTGTCTCTAGTGATATCGTTCCTGCTAAGTATTCGTTGATTATCTTTGGATACGTAGATGCTGAACATATAAACAAATCACGAGGATCATCTACAGTAGATAATAAAGCAGCAAGTTCGTTAGTAAAGTGATATGTAAATGCCTGTTTTCTTTTCAGATACTTTATATAGTAATCATGTGCAGTATCTTCAAGTAGTTCACCAATCCATTTATTAGAATGAATGAAATTAGCAACCAAAAAATCTAGCATCTCATTTTCATTATACTTTTTACTTAGTCTGGTAAAATAATACTTGTCCTTTCTCTTTTCAAACGATTCTGGATTAGCCCTTACAGTACCAGAATATTTAAAGTAATCATATTTCTTCTGTGTGAAATGACTCTTGATTGCCAAATACAAACAGTAAGTTTGATATGGTGTAAGTTTCATAATGCATTAGAGTGGAAGTTTAGTTGTATTTGATTTAGGCAGAAAATTAAGGTCTTCTGCCTCTAGTTGTATTTTAGACTTTAAGTTATTAGAGATCAATGACGCAGCCACCTCAATCTCAACATCATTTGTGTCACAATATTCAATGATCGCATCCATATAAGATATATCTTTCATGTATACAATTTCTTCAATGATATATGAGAAGTTTAACATTTGATCACGTGTGGCTGCTATCATATTATGCTACCTGTCTAAGAAGAGGTCTTTGTTGGTTGTCAAAATCATCACGATCAACAGTCAATGTTGAATATGATACTATACCAAATTCATTGAGTTTTGTCAAGACGATATTTACATCAAAGTCTTTGCATGAGAAAAGATCAAACTCAATGAGAGCAGGAGATATTTCGTCCCAACAATGAATAGCAATATGAGAAAAATCTAATACTGCTATAGCAGTATATCCTTTATTACCTTCCATCTCAGAATAAACAAGATGTGGACCACTTACACACTTCATACCAACAGAACTAATAACATCTTTACACCACTCTGATAGTGACTCCGCAATGATTGGTGGATTAGAAACATATGCACGAACAATTATGTGCTTGTGCTCTCTGAGAATTGATTTTTCCATTTCTTTACATTAGACCTCCGTTTTGGATAAAAAAATAATGGCAGTTTTGTTTGATCGTGGATAACTGCCAACCACTAGTACAATACGGATGTACCCGCCTGATATGTTCTGTTTCGAGGTCAATCAGGAAACCCAAGAGATTATGCCGCTAGGCGCATCTCCATAGGTGCGTTATCATTAGCACTTATTGTTTTTCTTGCGATAACGGTGCTTGCCCCCGAATGACTTGAAATATACTTCATACCACGTCGATTCCTTTCATCCCCATACTATAATAGGGGTTGGTGGAGATGTCGGCATACCGAGAGCCGAGTCCGCAAATATTACATATATCTCCATTTAATTATCATCCGCCATTCCGATGATAATATTCCATTTTTCTTCCTTTATACCATCCTTTTGGAATATCCCCGTTAATATATTTATTCTGTTTTAGTGATGGGTTGTATATCCAAAATTTGCCGTAGTTTACATTTTTTGTTTTTTGTGAATTAGAGTATTCTTTTAGAGATATCCACCCTACAGGAATTTGATCTTTTGGAAACGGTTTTTTATCTTTTTTTGATGTGGCATTTTCTAGCACACACCAACACTTACCTTTCATGTTATTTTTATCTGTTTTCATTATTTCAGATATTTTTTTGTCTTTCTCATTAAGCAACCCCATACTTCTCATAGTTTTTAGTAGTTCTATACCTTTTTTACTATCCGTATGTGTTTTAACATCATTTGGTTTCCATCGGTGTTTTCCCCAGTTAGGATGATCTCGACCAGTTGTATTTTTGGCCCCCTTTTTACACCGTTCTATGTGCTCTTTACTACTATCATTTAAATGGGCAAACCCCCCATGACCTCCTTCATGCATATTATAAGACATATAAGTAGAAATAGTTTCTTTTGTAACCAACGATGCTTCTAATTTTGCAGCATCATTATCGCTATCAAAAATTTCTATTATATGTTTTTCAAAACATTCAACACCATATTTTTTAATTGCTTCTTTTATCAATTTTCCACTACCCATGTAAGAATCTTTATGTGGATTATTGTGTTTTCGTTTTCCAATATACCATTTACCATTAGTCTTATTTACAATTTTATATACGTAATATTTCATAAACACCTCCGTTAATTGTGGAGTATTTATAAAATATTAAATTTTGAGACGTGGGGTACTGCCCCCCAGTCCGAATCAATCGTTAATAACTTCAACGATGTAGGAGTATTTATAACACAACTAGACTACTATGTCAAGAAATATTTCGTATGTCATCAAATCCTTCTGCTGTTGTTGGCTGCTGATATGACTTGATCATATTCATCATAACATCTTCTGGTATAATTTTGCCCACTCTTGATTGTAAGCGATCTTGGAGATCATCTGGTACACCAAACATAATACAAATCTTTTTATAGTGAGATGGTACCATTGCTAGTTTCTTACCACGAGATTTGACTGTCAAGTTAGTTTGATCCCAGATCACAATATCATTACGATCAAATGCAAACTTTGCTAACTTGTGTGTGATTTTCTCTGCAAAAGAGTATGTGATATTATCAAACATCTGATTATATGTCAGACGATGTTGATCTGCAATAGACTGAATAATATCATCTGTGGAAATAACAGACAGATTCCATTGGAATGGTGTATTAGTCTTGAAAGACTGTTCATTCAATTCAGACTGATGTTTTCTTTTGAAACGATCTGCCCAGGTAGACTTACCAGAACCAGGAAGACCAACAAGCATATAGAATGTAGACATAACGATCTCCTTATTTTCCAGTATTTATAAATATAGCATAAAGTCAATCGTATGTCAAGAGAGAACAATGTTAACATTTAGACATTTTATATTTGAAAACAAAAAAACATATGCAGGTAACTGTATAAATTCGTTTGATGAAAACGGAGAATGTTTTGGGCAGGTGCCTTATAGAGATGTTACAGATTTTGCTCAAGCAGAAGAAAAATCTAAAAAAATCTCAAAAGAACAATTTGAAAAAACAGCAACGATACCAGAACATTTAAAGAAAATAACTAAATCTAAAGATACTATATACTTACATGATAAAGATAACAATGTACATATGATGTATGATGCTGATAAAGACGTTCATCATTTTTTTACATGATTAAAAAAAGGTAAGTGAATTACCACTTACCTCCAATAATATCTCTGATAGATTCAACATCAGTTTGAGAACCAGTCTTCTTTAGAATGTTAATAATCATCAGGTTACGAAGTCTTGAATGATCATTCCAGGCAGCAAAGCAAGCAACTCGCAACCATGGATGTAACTTGGGTGCAATGTTGACAGCAAAGTGTTTCTTGTCATGACCAACACTTTCATTCAAAGCAATCTGACAGAGCATAACATTTCTTTCAATATTATTCAGCAGATTCTCTTTATACTCAGCAATACGTTGGACATCAGAATCTGGAAGATTAGGTAGAATATCATCCAACTTATCTTCCAGAATCAATCTGATCACATTCTTTTCAAACAACAAATTCTCTTTTGCTTTATGTATAGCAACATACCACTCTGACTTGATCTTGATCATATGACCATTGTCAAATCGTACAACAACACCTTCAATATCTTTCATTGAAGCAATACTATCAAGTGGAGAACGGATTTCTTTAACAACAGGAATATCATGGGTTTTAATAATTTGTTTAAAGTTTATCATATAACCTTCCAGTTTATATAAATATGTATATTAACAATAGGAGCAACAAAATGTTTGAAAACAACAAATATTCAAAATGGTATAATAATATAATTAATAATGCATTATCCTCTAATAGAAAGAAAAATAAATTATTGTATGAAAGACATCATATAATACCCAAATGTATGAGTGGCAATAATTCTTCAGACAATTTAGTATATTTAACCTATCGTGAACATTTTGTGTGTCATTGGTTACTAACAAAAATGGTTATCTCAGAAGTACATAAAAGAAAACTATACAGTGCTTTTTATTTTATGACGACAAAAAGTAAACACAATTTTTGTAGAAATGTCAACTCAAAACTCTACGAAATTGCAAAAAAATATAAATCTCTGGCAAGTCGAGGTATCAAATATTCAGAAGAAAGAAAAGAAAGACAAAGACAATATGCTAAATCAGCATGGGACAATTCTCCTGAAAGAAAAAAGGAATTAAGTAAAAAATCAAAAATGAGAATGATTAATGTTCCAAAATCTGATAGCACAAAACAAAAAATTTCAAAAAGTTTGACTGGAAAAAAGCATTCTCCTGAAAGGAATAAAAATAAATCTTTGAAAAGCAAAAAAACTTGGAAACTTACAAAAAACACTGGAGAAATTATAATAATAAATGATTTAATAGAATATTGCAATGTCAATAATTATAATCGGTGCTCAATATCTAATTTAAAATATGGTAGAATATCTGCTCATAAAGACATTATAGATGCTCAAATTATTTGAGCATATTCCCCTGTATAATTATTACGTATAGCTAATAATACAAGATTATCTTCAGGATATTCTATAACAATACGATTTTTTTTGGAACACCATTCAAATATAGCAGTATATCCAAGTGAAATACATTCTTCTGCAAACAACAAATAGTTTGGTCGAGTTTTCACAAACTCATCCACTTGTGCTGATATATCTGTAAGTCCCATTTTGGTTGCTGCCCGAATAGTATTACCAAGTTTTAAAAATCTTATCATTGAACCGTCTAATTTATCTAGAACTGTATGTGATCTTGACCAATCAACATTTCTGGTTTCTTCTTTCTCATTGAGATTAAAGAACTTATGAAATGGACGTGAGATCACATCACCATCAGGAGAAAATATCAGACCACGAAGTTCTCGTCTGATAGGACAATCAAACGAGTCTTCATGAGCAACATGATAGTTGAACACAATGTAATTACCCTTGTTTGTTTCAGCAAACTCAGGACGGCCTACGATGGCCGTCCTTGCTTGTCTGATGTTAGTTATCAGTGGAAACATTTTTAAACTTCCCATCAACGATGTCTTCAATTGCTACAGGAGTATCATTTTCCAATAACTTTCCTACATTATTTTGAATAATGTGAATTTTTCTAATAATTTTTTCATCAATATTTAACTTTCTTAAATGATAATAAACTGTGTATAATTCTTTATATATTTCCCTATACTCTTTTTTCATATCATGTGACATTTTTGAACCTTCCATCAATTATATCTTCAATTGCTACGGGAGTATAGTTGGTATGCTCTACACATACATTAACATAGTTATCTAGTCCTGTCAAGTTCTGATGCAGGTGTCCATGAACCATGATTCCCTGATTGTTAATTCTATAATCATATGCTGAAAAATGAAGTGGATAATGACACATGATTACAGTCTTTTTGAACATATCATTACCAAACTGCCTCCATGAAGATATCTTCTGAAAGTATGGATAGTAAAGTTTTGGTTCATAATCATGGTTGCCAAGAATCAACCTTTTTCTTCCATTGAGTCTGGAAGCAAACAATTTGATATTATTAGATGATGTGAATGAGAAATCACCGAGATGATAAACAACATCCTCGGGTTTGACTATACTATTCCAGTTGTTAATTATAGTCTCATTCATATGATCCACATCCTTAAATCCAGGACGCAGCAAAGTTGTCTTATCGGCATGTGTGAATTTTAGGATGTTGGAATGATTAAAGTGTGTATCACTAATTACGAATATGTTTCTCATTTGGAAGTACGTTCTCACGAAAGTATTGTATGATCTTTTCTAGCAGAGGCTCATGATAATCAATCGTATTCTTTACAAATATCTGTGGTTCTGGCAGTCCATCTGATGCCATCATAATCACAATTTGTTCAATAGGAACACCAAGTCTTTCTTCATACATCAGTGCATATGCCGCACTCTGTAGAAAGTAGTCTTGAATATGTTCCTCTTTCTTCTCACGATTAGATGTCTTGAAGTCTATAACAGACAGTATTCCGTCATACTCTGCTATAATATCTGTTCTGCCTGCCATTCTCATTGACAGTGAATAAAGCGGTGCTTCAATATAATGCACGTTATTGATGTGTTTGTCAACTTCTTTCTTCATCAACTGAAACGATTCTTTAAGAGTTGGCATTACATTTTCAGTAAGAATACTATTCACTGGAACATTAGACAGATACTTTTCCATCAGTGTATGAAACTTGGTGCCACGAGTGGAAGCAGTATTGGATATTCTATTGGCTTCTTCATGACCAACACGATTACGCCATTCTTGTATCTGCTTCTTCTTGAAATGTCCGAGAACTGTTGTTACTGATGGTACATATAGTCCATTGGGTAATAGATAATGTCGTTTTCCATCAATCTCTTTTGTTGAAAGAGATTGAAGTTGCGGAAGGTCTGTCTTGTGTGTGAATGTTTTCATGATGTATTATCTCACAGTATGATTTTTATGTCAAGTGCTAATTTGATCCATTACCATTGCCAGAACCACCGTCACCTCCCTTTGAACCAGACCTTGTAGGCACCAGTTCACCCTTTTCTGGATTTACACCCGCTTTGGCATCCATTTTTTGTCTATGTTTAATCATAGGGTCTGTAATTTTATCTCTCATTATTTTCAACTTTGCAGCATCAAAAGGATTTAATGATCCTTCTTTGCTCTTTTGATGTAACTGCATGTACTGTCTAGCAACATCATTATCTGTTGTCTTAATAAAATCTCTAAACGATTTCATTACTTTGAGCCTTTATTAATGTTAGCAATACCATGTTGGTCTACATCATTGGCAAAATGTCCAGCATCTTCGTTTTTCACACCTTTTAACATAAGACCAGACACAACACCGCTTCCAGGTCTTCCTTCTGTCAAACCTGCTGTTGCATGTCTGTCAAAAGTGTTGTCATCTTCATCACCATTAACAACAGGATATTTTTTACCGGTAGAATGATCTATTACATGTGTTGGCAATTTTCTTCCTTGTCCTCTTTTAAACACAGAGGCGACAACACCACCTGCCCTAAGAACTCTGCCGACATCCTTATCATTAGATTCACTATGACCAGTGCCTGTATGGGACAGAGTTAAATGGTAATTCTTTGGATGACCTGACTTTGGATCAAGATGCTTCATGACACGATTTGGTGATTTTGTGTAGTCATAAAACTGCACTTTTGGGTGTCTGGTAAACAATTGTGGTGCATGATGTTCCCAAGCAATATCAGAAGTGATGTTCAAACGAACACCAGGAATCATGCGCATTCTCTTAGCTTTGCGTGTATGCGCAGATATTTCAGAATCTATCAACCTTACAGCATGTTCTGGATGAGCGGCAATGAAGTGTGTTCTAAGTATCTTGGAAGATAGCGCAGTATCAGGATATTGCTTATTACCACCGGCAGTTGTTCCTAAGCAATTTGCCCTACATTCTTGAGAAGCATTTGGACACACATCAAAATTATTCAGACCTGATGTTGCATGAGGTGCTAAATTAAGACCAGTAGTCAGAACACCTTCACCAGAAGATTTTTCGGTCTTCATGTTGCCACGCAACATCTTAGGCGCTGTTCCTGCTTTTAGACCACGAGATCGTGCAAAATCACGTAAAACTTGTTTTGATTGTTTAAGTTTTTCTCTACTTTCCTGTGGTGTTTCTTTCTCCATTTTAGCAAGTTCAGACCGCATTCCAAGCCCAATACGTTTATGAAGATTTTCATTATGGCCCAATCTTTCTGAATCGGCAACATCAATCATGTGTTGTGATTTGATCATATTGGTAGGAAGCCTTGGCTTAATTCCTTTATTCACATCCAACACAGTTGCTTCATTGAGCGCACCTGATGTCTTATCAACAGGTGAACTTAAATGAAAAAGGAAATCATGCTCGTTTTGAGACATGCCCTTCGGTATTTCGTCTGTTGTTGAATCAGGACCGTCAGCTTCTTCATTAAGCTGATATTGGGTCATTCTGCCCAGAAGAAATGACGCCTGTTCTATAAGTTTATTTGACATTTTAGATTATTCCCATCTCTGTTCTTTTGATTATATAGTCTCTGACTAGTGGAGAACGAACAATGTCTGTCTTCTCATATTCAATGTATGAGAACGCATTGAGTTGTTTTGTTATATTTATAAATCTCAGCAGCCCATTCTTTTCTTTCTCATTGATCAAATCAGTCTGCCTGAAATCACCACAAAATATTACCTTTGACTGATCACCAAGTCTGGTCATGACAGTATCAAGTTCACCAAAAGACATATTCTGGCATTCATCAACAATCACGATAGCATTGTTAAATGTTATACCTCTCAAAAATGATGTCGTTGAAAACTGCACAAGTCCTTTCATCTTTAGTATATTGTAACCATCACCTCTTCCAAACAAATCATCGCATATTTCTCTATATGGTTCTTCAAAAATCTGACTCTTTTCTTTAACACTACCAGGAAGAAAACCCATGTCTCTAGCCTGCACAACTGATCTAACTATCACAATCTTGTTATAATATGTTGTTGAACTGAGTATTTCATTCAAAGCAAGATACATAGCACAATAAGTTTTTCCGGTGCCAGCAAATCCGTGGCAAAATAAATTCAAGCCTTGTTTATATGCATTGAATGTTTTATGTTGGTTTGGCGTCAAAGGATGTATTTGTCGCAATTCAAAATGATTCTTAACTTGTTCTTGTGCTGATTGCTTCTGCTTCTTTTTAGCCATATGGACTCCTTTAAACGACAAAAGGGTTCTTCTATGAAAAGAAGAACCCCTTGAATGTTTATGAATGTGATGTTTAGTTTTACTCAATAGTTTTTTTACTTGTTTTTTGATTTCTATAGTGTTTATCCAAATGCTGTTTTAAATTACCCAAACCTCTACATAATTTTCCACAGTATTGACATTCATATTTAGTGACTTTATATTGTGCCAGTTTATCTTTATTTTTTTCTTCATCTGTTTTTATGCGCCCTCTATTCCAAGGAACATGTCCAATATGACTTTCGCTCATCTTTTTTTTACTGGCTTCACTGAATTTTTTACCTAACATATGATGCCCTTGTCTTTGCAATCTTCTTTTTGTTCCTTCTGCCATTTTTTTTCTAGTTTCTTCACTAATAACTCTATTTTTCATATAATTTCTTTGAGTTTCTTTAATCGCCTGAGCAATTGTTATTTGTCCAGATAACATCTGCCAAGCAACTTTATCTTGCCAGTGACCCAATTCTTCCCATAATTGCTTATGTAGATTAGCATGTTCTTCGATTGTTACTTCAACAAGATTAGAAAGATCGTCTGATCCTCCCATATGTTTTGGTATAATATGATGTTTGTGATAAATAGTCATGGCTGGTGCTCCTTTCAGCATTAGAGTGGTTGGATGCTGGTAACATCGTGAACCACAACTATTTATAATTTTAAATTTCTTTAGGAATATCCCAACGTCTTTTGCCGATATTGGTATGTGGATTGGCCGCTTTAACTTTGCCCAATACAAATTTCGCAAAATCTTCTGGTGGACGTGTAACACCAATGCCTACAGGATCAACGATACCTACTGCACCATATAGTCTTTCTAATTGAGGATTGACTGCTTCATACTTTTCCATTTCAGAAATACTCATTGATACTGTAAATTCTTCGTCTGTATCTTTGTTTCTGTATGTATAACTTGGCATTATGTAACCCTTCTGTATGTAATAACACTGCTCTTTGAGAAATACGACACTTTTACTTTATTACTTTGATTACCACCTAGAACAGCAACTCTGTTACCACTAAATCCTTGAAAGAATCCAACATGATTTCCACCACGTCTTCCTCGTCCCGTTCTGAGAACAACAATATCACCCTTTTGTGGACTGCTTGTTGCTGACTTATATTTAGCAAAACTGATTGCCATATTTGAATTAGTACCACGTATACCAACTTGTGATAGAATACCATTTACGAATGCTGCACACCATGGTGTTCTTGCTGGATCAACTTTAGTTACATTCTTGATTTGTGCTCTATTTGATCTTTCATGCAAACCTACATACGAAAAAGCACGATTGAAGATATTATCTTGTGTTTGTGCGGATGAAGGCACTGCTGAAATTAGTAAAAAAAATACTGCTAATGCAGTCTTGCGGACTGTCATGGGCTTTCTCCTTCTTATAGATTATTGATTACAGCCAGAAAGGCTTTTCTCTGTTGGTCCATGCATGCAAATGAACCTTACCCTGCTTATAGTAGTTACGATAGTTTTCTACTGAATCATTAGATATAATATAAGATGCATCCATTGCAGGTGTTGGTTGTGTGAACATACCATGATGTATATTTAGTGGCCTTGCAGTAAGCACTTCATATAAGTTATGACAAGAATGTGTCTTACCATACCTATATGTGTACTCTTTGAGCAGGGCACCAAGATGCGCATGAAGCCATTCATAGTTTTGAATAGACTCACGGCACCAAATTGAGGAAGGATGATTAAGATGTGTGGCTTGATACAACACATTCTCACGATAATCATTTAGAATATATCGTGTTACTTTGCGGCCTGTCTTAGATTTGCTTTGTGTGGGTGTGCCATCAAGAACACGATGAGCAGTGGACAGCAGTTGGCATGTTTCAAGAATCATCTTGACAACATGTTTATCCACCATCCACTGTGCAGATTGTACGGGTGATACATCAATATAGAAAATATTCACTATTCATGCTCCGTTGTTACCGAACAGGAATCTTCTTTGTTCGTTGATCTTCAGCAAGTGGGACTGTTACTGCAATTGAAAGAACACCAGATGTAACTGTTACTTCCGATACAACAGCATTCTTTGTTAGAACAAAAGTTGTGCTGAAAGCAGAAGGTACAAATCCACGTCTAACAATCTTAAGATCCATCTTAGCAGGTGTACCTATGATTGTCAATACATTTCCTTTCATTGACGCATCTAGTGCAGACTTATCAAGTCCTGTCACAGGCAACCGAATAATAAACTTATCTTCATCTGTTTGATATACAGAATATACAGCATTCTTTGATGTCTTTGTTACTGGATTAGCAAAAGCAACTGTTGGAAGCAGAAGGAAAATAGATGTCAAAGCAATAGCAAGTTTTTTCATAGTAATCTCCATTAGTTAATGTTCCTTTCATGGAACAGTCTTATTTATTGAAAGGATTTCCATCCAAATCATATCCTGGCTTAACTTTTGCCCCAAAAATATCTACTGGGT